CGTTTAGTTATAATGATTGGCCAATCAATGTAGAATCTTCGAGGATTTCCGTAGTAGGTGTGAGACTGCTCCGCATTCTACCCCTAACTTCGTCGTAGGTCAATTGTTGCTTTGAAAACAATACTACTAATAACTATCTTGGGAACCCCCAATATATGCCAGCCGGTCTAAAACAATCAAGTAGCCTCGTATCAATCGGATTCTCAGTTGAAGAATCCGCAGCCAACACTTTCACTCAAGGTTCAACAGATCTGAACCTTTCTCCATTAGACCAAGAAGTCTTTGTGGTCTTGGCTGTCAACCTTGATGTTGAGAATCCTGACTCTGCAGCTGGTGCTGACACTCAAGTTCGAGCCGGGCTTACTACCACATCACAAACTGCTATGCCAAACTTGTCCAACTCTAACTGCCTTGCACGCACAACCCATGCTATCGTTGCAGGGGGATTTGTGGATGGTGGCGTCGGATTTGTCAACCAAGCACTCGAAACACCACCCTCGACCCTCGAATACATTGGAATCATTGCTACTAACGACTTCTTCGTTCAAGTGCAAGGTACTGGAAACGGTGGCGCCAAGGGTGTCTCTGGAAAGATGTACGGTTACCGTGCACGTGCAAACGCTGACATCTACGCTGCACTTGTTCAGAGCGAAGTTCTATCTGCTTGAGGGTGAATCCCTTGGTAGAATTCTCCTTTGACCGTGACGATCTGCTTCGAGCGGATGCTGGTCGTGACGATTCTCGAAGTCAAGATAGGTTCGACACTCGAGATAGAGCTGAAGAACGCCGCGCATATGAACGCGACCTTGCTCGAGAGCGTGAAGAAAACCGTCGAGCAATGGATGCGCGTGCAAAAGCAGAGTTTGAATCAACCTTGATGAGCATGAGCGCGGAAGATTTGCGTTCCGTAATCAACGAACCCGATATTCGAGTCACTTCCGGAGGTAGGATTTCCTCCCGCAGACCCTCCGGTCGTGATGTCATTCGAAGTTCAGGGCAGTTTACGATGCAAGGCTTTGCACTTCCGGTTAAGAAGCCACGCAAGAAGAACAAGAAGCACTGCAAGAACCTCTCTCAATGCTTCAGAGAAGCCAACAGAAAACTCCGCAAAGCCAACGGGCAGCTGCGCAAGGGCAAAACCCAAGCGGATGTCGCTCGTATGGCTCACAGATTGATGAAGAAGTGTTGATGCTCATGCCACCTTTGCTCTTGATCCTCAAGCAGATTTTAACCGAATTAAAGCATCTCCGGAAGGATTTGAAGAAGAAGTGAGCAAAGAGTAGCGTCAACCTCGTCTTTGCTCATCAACTTGCGAACCAATTGGCTCAAAGTCGCATCACCAAGGGTAATTGGTGGCATTCCTAACGACTCTTCCATCAATTTGCAAATTAGTTTAGACCGGGACTCCTTGAAACCGATCTCAGCATCGAATCTTTCCAGGAGAGCGATGGGTACATTGACATGAATTGCCTTCATGTGAACCTTGGTTCTTCGCTTCATTCTTCCTCACCTACACATTCGCAGTAAAAAACGCCCGCACAATTCAAATCATTTGAAACATGTTCTCTTTTTACCTCTGTATGGCAATCCCAGCATCGAAACTTAAGTATTGATATCCAATTCATCCGATCAACCCCTCCTTGGCCCAGCAGTGGTTACAAGATGACACATAATTGAATGTCAGAGGGCAGAAATACGCCCCAATCTTGGTATGAATTGCAGTATGAGGGCAGAAAAACAAGTGGCGGCATCGTGAGCATTGTACGCACATATTACACCCCAAACGGCGTTTAGTTATAATGATTGGCCAATCAATGTAGAATCTTCGAGGATTTCCGTAGTAGGTGTGAGACTGCTCCGCATTCTACCCCTAACTTCGTCGTAGGTCAATTGTTGCTTTGAAAACAATACTACTAATAACTATCTTGGGAACCCCCAATATATGCCAGCCGGTCTAAAACAATCAAGTAGCCTCGTATCAATCGGATTCTCAGTTGAAGAATCCGCAGCCAACACTTTCACTCAAGGTTCAACAGATCTGAACCTTTCTCCATTAGACCAAGAAGTCTTTGTGGTCTTGGCTGTCAACCTTGATGTTGAGAATCCTGACTCTGCAGCTGGTGCTGACACTCAAGTTCGAGCCGGGCTTACTACCACATCACAAACTGCTATGCCAAACTTGTCCAACTCTAACTGCCTTGCACGCACAACCCATGCTATCGTTGCAGGGGGATTTGTGGATGGTGGCGTCGGATTTGTCAACCAAGCACTCGAAACACCACCCTCGACCCTCGAATACATTGGAATCATTGCTACTAACGACTTCTTCGTTCAAGTGCAAGGTACTGGAAACGGTGGCGCCAAGGGTGTCTCTGGAAAGATGTACGGTTACCGTGCACGTGCAAACGCTGACATCTACGCTGCACTTGTTCAGAGCGAAGTTCTATCTGCTTGAGGGTGAATCCCTTGGTAGAATTCTCCTTTGACCGTGACGATCTGCTTCGAGCGGATGCTGGTCGTGACGATTCTCGAAGTCAAGATAGGTTCGACACTCGAGATAGAGCTGAAGAACGCCGCGCATATGAACGCGACCTTGC